TTCTTTTTCACACCCGCGAGAAAACAAATTAGACAAAAAATGAGGGGGAGGCCAAAAAAACCAAACGAAATTAAAAAGCTTCAGGGAACTGAGGACAAACGCTGGCTGCATGAAGAGGTAAAATTCGAAATTGCAAAAATTCCGTTGGAGTTTGGGAAGGATTGGGAAAGCATCAAGGACCTGACGTTTAACCAGCTGCGCGATATTGGCATAGTCGCCAACGTTGACATGGGATTGATTGAAGGCTACGCGAAAGCGTTGGAGCGATATTTCCAAGCAGACGCGCAATTGCGTGCTACGTCGATGGTAACCGAGGAAGGTAAGATATCCCCCTGGTACGATATTGCCGAACGCTCATTGAAGCAAGCCACACAAATCGGCCAACTGTTTGGAATCACACCAAGCGCACGCGCTAGGATTCCGCAACAACAGCAGCCAGCTAGTAAACTAGAAATTTTAAAGAAAAAAATATCATGAAACAATTTGAAATCAAACCGCAGGCAGGCGGTTGGGTAATAACCATCGACGGCTCGGACGTTGACAAGTGGGGCAAGCCAAGCGACACGCCGCACGTGTACCGAAATAAATACCTTGCGCAGTTAGCTGAGCGGTATTTGAAAAATATTACGGTAACGGTTAGCACGGATCACGACAGCACCGACGTGGTGGTAAAATGGAGCAAGCCAAAGCATACGCGGAAAAAGTAATAAGCGGCAAGATTGTAGCCGGGCAACTTGTGCGCAATGCGTGCGAGCGGTTTCTTCGCGACCTTAACAGCTGGCAGTTTGAGCAGTCAAATGTTGATCATGCCGTAACGTTTATTCAGGAATTAGAACACACCACAGGCGAGCATGCAGGCCGTAAGTTTATACTTGAGCCATGGCAGTATTTTATTGTGGCCAATCTGTTTGGGTTTGTAAACGACGATGGCACGCGAAGATTTACGCGGGCTTACGTTGAGGTACCGAGAAAAAACGGGAAGTCGACGTTTAGCAGCGCGCTGATGCTGTATGGATTATTGGCCGACGGCGAACCAGCGGCGCAGGTGTATAGCGCAGCAACGAAGCTCGACCAAGCAATGATGGTATTCGGCGAATCGGTGCGAGTTTGTCAGAACGTAGATTTTTTGCAGGGCGAAGTCGTTGTAAACAACAGCGTTAACAATCGGCGGATTTTATACGGGCAGAATCTGTATAAGCCATTGGAATGGAACCCGAATAAACAGGACGGTTTAAATACTCACTTCGCTTGCATAGACGAATATCACGCTCACCCAAGCGATGACCTATACAACGTAATCCGTAATAGTATGGGCGCACGCCGTCAGCCGTTGCTGTTCACGATAACGACGGCAGGATTTAATCGCGAATCCCCATGCTACCGTCATCGGCAGTATTGCGGCAACGTGTTAAACGGCGCGATTCAGGATGATGGCCTGTTTACGATTATTTACAGCTTGGACAGCGGCGACGATTGGACGGACAGGAAAGTTTGGGCAAAGGCAAATCCGAATTGGGGAATAAGTGTTTACCCGCGGCAATTGGAGCAGGCAGTCAACGAAGCGAGGGAGTTTGTCCACAAGGAGGTTGAGTTTAAAACGAAGCTGCTTAACGTGTGGACTGATACGGCGGAAACTTGGATTAGCGACAGCGACTGGGCAGCATGTGAGCAGCAGCTTAGTTTATTAGGCGAGCGCTGCTATGGTGGATTGGATTTGGCGAGTACGTCGGATTTCTGCGCGTTTAGTTTGTGGTTTCCCGAACACAACGCCGTAAGAACGTGGTATTATTTACCAGAGGCGGCCATTAAGAAACGGACGGATAACGTAGGCCAGTCATATCAGCAATGGGTGAGGGATGGTTATATCGTGGTAACTGATGGGAACGTAACTGATTACGGATTTATAAAGCGGCATATTATGGAGCTGGCCGAAGATTACGACATACAGGATATTAGCTTTGACCGATTTAACGCGTCGCAGTTGGTTATTGAATTGCAAAACGAAGGTTTGCCGATGTTTCCATTTGGTCAGGGATTTGTTAGCATGAGCGCGCCGACGAAGGAACTTGAGCGCAAGGTTATGAATCGCGAGTTAAGCCATGACGGCAACCCGGTAACGCGGTGGATGTTGGGTAATGTGCTATTGCAATACGATCCTGCTGGCAACGTGAAAGTAAACAAAGCTAAGTCAGGCGACAAAGTGGACGGCGTGGTTTCGATTATCATGGCGTTGGGCGGGTGCATGATTGAGGCCGCAAAAAATGAGACGCAAGATTTTTGGTTTGTGAAGCTATGAGGTTAGAGCTTATATATATCGACGAATACATTAAGCGATATTATGAGCTATTGCCATTACATCCAACCTACGAGAAAGCTTGGGAGGCATTGGAGGCAGAATATAAAAACGCCATCGGACGCAACCGATACGCTAACTATGCAACGTTTCGCGTGGTGCTGTGCCGATGGATGAAAATAAATAGACGTTGTTAACGTCATGTAAGTAATTTAATATTTAATTTGTATTATGCAATTTCGGCTTTGGCCATCTAAGACAGAGAAACGTAGCAGCCTATCAGCGCCGCCTGACTGGTTAGTCAATACGCTATCGAATATATTTGGTATTCAAACCAAGTCGGGCGCGGCTGTTAACGAAAATACAGCGCTATCTATTAGCAGTGTTCACGCTTGCGTGAGAGTTATAAGCGACGGCATAGCAGGATTGAGCTTGAAGCTTTACAAGGACGACGGAGCAAATAAGACGCAGATAACTAATAATTACGCGGCGGCGTTATTGAACGATCCTAACAGTTATCAAACCAAATTTGATTTTATCAAATACATGGTGGGGCAGTTGGTTTTAAAGGGCAACGCATACGCATTTATTAATCGCGACGCGCGGTTTATAGCATACGAATTGCATCCAATCCGCAGCGAATACGTCGAGCCGATTATTGAAAACGGCCAATTATTTTACCGCGTTACAATGAAAGGTTACCCGCCAATGGTTCCGTCTACAGACATGCTGCATTTTAAAGGGCTATGTACTGATAACCCATTGAAAGGTAAAAATCCTATACAGGTTCACGCTGAAAGTTTGGGCATTGATTTGGCAGCGATTAGCAGCAGCGCAGGCGTTTACAAAAATGGAGTTTTAAAATTTCTGTTAACAAGCGACGCGGTAATTAAGCCAGAGCAAGCGGCGAATTTAAAAAATAGCTTAGACGATGTTATCCAAGGCCAAGCGCGCAGCACGGTGTTGCCCAATGGTATTAAGATGGAGAAATTAAGTTTAAGCCCAGAGGAAGCGCAGTATATTGAGCAGCGTAAATTTTCAGCGCAGGAAATAGCGCGCATGTTTGGCGTCCCTGCTTCCATGATTGGAGCAAGCGACGGCGGTATTAAATCAAGCGTTGAACAGGAGTTTCAGGATTTTTATGCGCGGACGTTGTTAGCGTATGCGATTAACATTGAACAGGAAATGGGGCGCAAGCTGTTGACCGAGCAGGACAAACAAACAGACTATTTTAAATTTAATTTTAACTCATTGCTAAGAGCAACGGCAAACGATCGCGCCGATTTTTATAACAAAGGCATACGCGGCGGCTGGTTATCACCAAACGAAGCACGGATGTTCGAGGATATGAATGGCTACGGCGAAGGCGCTGGCTACATGGTTGAATCTAATCTAATCCCAGCGGAGCAGATGGGTGCATACATGGACGCTAAGATAATTAACTTAACAAATAAGGCATTGAATAACAACAACCCGACAGGGGATAACAACAATACACAAGCGTGATGAAAGAAAAACGCACCATAACAGGAACAATAAATTACAGAGCCGAAGGCGAGAACATGCCAACGCAGTTGGGCGGCATTGCTGCGGTGGTAAACAGCGCAACCGATTTGGGCTACTTCGAGGAAGTAATAGCACCGGGCGCGTTTGATTATGCGCTTAGTAAGGATTACGATATTCGCTGCTTATTTAACCACGAAAGCGAACTAATATTAGGCCGCACCAAGGCGAACACTTGCAAGGTGTTTGTAAACGCTCAGGGGAATTTGGAATACACTTGGGTACCTGATTACGAAAACCCCACACACGTAAGCGTAGTGCGTTCAATTATGCGCGGAGATATTACGCAGTCAAGCTTTGCGTTTACAATCCGTGAGCAAGTTTGGACAGAATCCGAAAAGTACGGAACAATGGGTAAGCGCGTGGTGAACGTTATCGAAGATTTATTCGACGTTAGCCCTGTGACATATCCAGCCTACGAAGAAACCGAAGCCGATGCGCGCAGTATTTTGAAAATGCGCGACGAGGAAAGAGAGATAAGCGACGCCGAGCAATCAAAGGCGGACGCGGATATAATTAAATTGATTGCAATAAGATATAAAAACTATTAAAATGAAAAACATAAAAGCACTTAAAGAAGAGCGCGGCAGCTTGTTAGACGAGTTAGCTGGCTTGCAGAATGTTATCGAGCGTGAAGCTCGCAGCATGAGCGAAAAAGAAACTTCCAGATTATCTGAAATCGAAGCCCGTTTATCGGCTATCGCTTCCGAGGTTGAGAAGTTGGAAAAATTGCAAACCCTTGCCGCTCAGGCTGCTGGTAACAGCGCGAGCCGTAGCGAAGAAAAGGAGAAGTCAAAAATGAAGGAGCAGTATAGCTTCAAACGTGCTATGGAGATGGCTATCAGCGGCCGTCGCGATGGTATCGAAGGCGAGTTTAACGCAATCGCTGCTGAAGAATATCAGCGCAGCGGTGTTTCTGTTTCTGCTCATTCTGTAAAAATTCCTTCCGAGGTTTTCAAGCGTGACATGACTGCAACCGGTGGAAGCTCAGGCTCTGAGGGTGGAGTAAATATCCAAACTTCAGTAGGTTCAATTATCGACGTGTTGCTTCCTAAGACCGTATTGCGCGGATTAGGCGTTCAGCAATTGAGCAACTTGGTTGGCAACTTAGACCTTCCAACTGCAAGCACTTTGCCTTCTGCTGGATGGAACACAGAAAACGGAACAGCTACCGAGAAAAGCCCTGCTTTCTCTAAGGTGACTTTTAGCCCTAAGCGTTTGGCTGCTTACATTCAAGTTTCTAACCAGTTAATGTTGCAGTCAAGCAACAGCATCGACGCTTACGTTCGTAACTGGTTATTGCAGGCTATGGCTCAGAGCTTGGAATCTGCTGCTATTAAGGGCGGTGGTTCTAACGAGCCGACTGGTATTATCGCTAACAGCAGCGTGAACGTAGTTTATGCAGGTGGTGCTACTTCAAATTCAACAAACGCCAACGGTGCTGCACCTGTGTGGGCTGACGTTGTTAACTTGATGAAAGCAGTTGAAAACGCCAACGGCGATGGAGTTGCTTATTTGACTAACCCATTGGTTAAAGCTAAATTGCAGACAACCCCACGTCAATCAAGCGGCGTTGAAGGTAATTTCATTTGGCCTGCTGGTGGTTCTGAATTGAACGGTTACCCTGTAGCTACTTCAACTTTGGTTCCTTCCAACTTAACTAAAGGTTCTTCCTCTACATTAAGCGCTGCTATTTTCGGAGATTTCTCTAAGATGGCTTTGGCTTCATGGGGTGGAATGGAATTGACCGTTGACCCATATAGCGGCGCAACTGCTGGTTTGACCAACGTTGTGTTGAACGCTTACATGGATTGCAATTTATTACAGCCTGCGGCTTTCGCAGTATGTAAGGACATCGTAGCCCAATAAGAACGTGGCGCGGCCGTTATCCGCGTGCGGTGCTGGTGGTTAATTCTGCCAGCATCGGCCAATTATGAAAGTAAGATTTTTGACCAACCCAACCGGCAAGTGGAATTTATCCTATAGCCTTGGCGAAGTTGTTGAATTAGAAACGAAACAGGCCGAGCTGCTTATTGAAGCGGGCGACGCTGTATTGGTGGAAGAGGCCAAGCCGAAAAAAGTAAAGCCAATTAATCCCGAAGAGGGCGACTAATGATTACAGGAAAACGCATTATATCCTATAGCAACGCCGCTACTGATTACGTTTCATTAACGGAAGCGAAGCAGCATTTGCGCGTAACGTCCACAAGCGACGATACATATATCAGTAATTTGATTATGATGGCTGTAGATGCGTGCAGCCAATACCTTGGCTATAGCGTGCGTAAGGCATCGGTTCAGTATGGGTTCGATAATTTGGTGGGGCAGCCTGCAATTATGAATCCAGTTAACGGAACGGAGCAGCCTATAGGTAATTTGCTGCGCATACCCGGAAGAGTTTTGAGTTTAACAAACGTACAATATGTTGACGACAATAATACTGCGCAGGCGTTTACTGATTATATTGTATCGCCTCAGCCGTTGGGTAGCTATGGCCGCACCTTATTTATAACGGATGCACCAAGTTCAACGACCGACGACACTACCAAATATTTGGTAACCGTTACAGAAGGATTTGAGCCGCCATCGGCTACGGGTGTAGATGCGAGCGACATCATGCCGCAGTCAATTAAGTTCGCCGCGCTGTTATTGGTGGGGCAGTACTACGATAATAGGCAGTCGATTGTGGTAGGTACGATTCAGAGTAAAATGGATTTCGGATTGCATTATTTGCTTGATCCTTATAAGGCAAATTATTTCATATGAACGCGGGTAAATTTGACGAGCTTATCAGCTTGCAATCCTATACTACGGCAACCGACAGCGCCACAGGTGAAAAGCTACAGACGTGGGCGCAGTATGCGACAGAGTGGGCGCAAGTTGTGGAAGCTCCTGCGGGCATTGAGCAAGTCAACGGCGACCGACGCGAACATAAACAAACGGTGGATTTTACAATCCGCTACAATGGGAGCGTAAGCGTTTACAACCGCATCGAATGGGGTGGGCAATATTTTAATATTATTAATATTCAGGATTTGCAGCGCCGCATGTATTTAAAGCTTCAAACCGAGTTGACCAAGTGAATAAAGTTACTGGCATTGAGGACACAATAAAAGCGCTGAAAGCAGTAGGCGCAAGCATTGAAGGTAAGGAGTTACAGGACGTTATGCGAGGCGAAGGCCGTAAGGTAATAGCCACGGCAAAAAGTTTGGTTCCCGCTGACAGCGGCGACCTGCGCGATTCGATTGGTTTTATTACGAGCAAAGACGATAAATTTAAAAGTTCGGTGTTAATTGGCACGCGCCGAAATTATTACAACCATTATTTGGGGGTAATGTACGAATTTGGAACAGCGCCAAGAATACAAAAAAACGGGCGGTATACCGGTACGATTGAGCCGCGGCCATTTATGCGCCCTGCATTGGATAAAAATAAGCAGTCGATTGTTAACGGCATATTTAAAGGCGTTTCAAAAATTGTAACTAATTTAGCAAAAAAATATAATTTAGAATAACATGGCAACCACAGGACCAGTAAACGGCACGCTAATCGCAATTTATAAAGACATCAGCGGCACACTTACCAAAATTGCAAACGCTACTTCAAACAGCTTCGATATTACGGCCGACATGATCGACGTAACTTCGAAAGATAGCGCAGGCTGGAAAGAATTTATAACCGGTGAAAAAGGTTACACACTATCAATTGAAGGTATTTTTGAAGAGGATGGCAGCGTAGGCGCTGGCGCATTGTCTTGGAAAGATGTAATAACCGACCTTACCGCAGGTACTTCCGTTACTATTGTAATGACCAGCAACGTAAGCGGCGACCTAAAATTGAGCGGAGCTGCATTTTTCAGTAACTTGAATTTGTCAGCACCGAACAACGACAAAGCTACCTTCACCGCTACCATTCAAGGAACTGGCGCGTTGACCGTAGGCGTTATCTAATATTTACCATTGGTTGGTTTTCATAATGAATAGCCCCGCTATATGTGGGGCTTTTGTTGTTATATTTGCATCATGGAAATTAAATTTGGTAAAGAAACTTTTGACATGGTGTTTAACATGAACTCAATTAAAGCAGTTATGTTGGACGCAGGAATGGAAACATTTGCAGATTTGCAAGGCGGTGGCGACATCGCTAAGCAATTAGATTTCGGATTATTGTGCGCCTATCATGGAATTAATGAGGCAGCTGAGATTGCAGGCAAGCCGAAGCCGTTTATATTATTGGCTGACCTTGGGCGTAAGATTACAAACTTTCACCAATTGCTGCCAGCAATGGAGGGTTTCAGTAATTCAGTAACGGAATTTTTTAAAGAGATACAGCCCGAGGGAAAGTAAAAGCCAAGGGCGATGGCGCGCCGCTAACTTGGCAACAATTGGAGCGCATTGCGTTCGGAGAAATGGGCATGCTTGAAAACGATTTTAAGCGCTGCTCTATGCGATATTTTGCGCTTCGCTTGGTAGGTATGCGCAACAAGCAAGATAGGCAATACAGGAACGAATGGGAGCGCACGCGATGGCAAACTGCGGTTATGTTATCGCCGCATAGCAAGCGGCCTGTAGATCCGTTGAAATTAATTACATTCGACTGGGAGCGCGACGCGTTAACAATATCCGATAAAATCGAAAAATATAAAACTATCTTTGACAAACTAACGCCAATAGCATCAGCATGAACGCCGTCAAAGTCGCCTATAATATTATGAGTAGCAATGCCGCGCTTACTACATTGGTAAGCACGCGCATCAATCCGTTGCGAATACCCGAGGGAAGCGCATTTCCCTGCATCAGTTACAACCTAATTAGCATTGTACCTACCCCGACTAAGTCAGGACATAGCCGCACAGATTTTGCGCGCGTGCAGGTTTCTATTTTTGGAACGACATATCAGAGCGCGGCTAACGTGGCCACAGCGGTGCGCACGGCATTTGAGGCGGTCACGCTTCCGGGAACCTTTGCGCAGGTGAAAGTACAGACAATTGAGTTTGACGCGCAGAACGAGCTAACAGATGACGAATCGGCTTTCGCTGGGGTGTATCAGATTACGCAGGACTATTTAATTAACTACACACGATGAGCAGGTTAAACGTTGTCATTGGAGCGGACATTAAACAGCTTGAAACGAACTTTAATAAGGCCGTTAAATTAGTACAGGAAAGCGGCGACGGCATGAGCGCAAGCGTTGCAAAAGCTGCTAAGGATATACAGGACAGGCTGCAAGCGTTAGCCAGTGCTAAGCCCACGGCGCGAGTAGTGCGTCAATTGCAAACTATGGCAATGGAAGCCCGCGCGATGGGACCAGCATTTGCCGAAATGGCTGACGAATTTATCCGCGAAGCAGGTAGGATGCAGGATGAAATTGGCGACACTCGCGCAGAGATTGGATATTTCGCAAGCGACACGCGGAAACTTGACGCGGTTATCGGTGGAGCCAATGCGGTAGCTGGTGCATTCGGAGTTGTTGAGGGAGCTATGGCTGCGGTAGGTGTTGAGAACGAGGACGTTCAAAAAACAATGATGAAGCTGCAGGGTGTTATGGCGATGCTAAACGGATTGACTGCGATACAAAACGCGCTGCAATCTGAGAGCGCCGTAGCTATTGGAGCGACTACAGCAATAAGAAAAATAGAAACGTATGTAATGGGGCAGGCAACTGTTGCCGCGCGTGCATATTCTGCGGCGTTGGTGGCGACTGGATTCGTTGCGGCCATCGCTGTGATTAGTGGGATAGCCATGGCGTTTGCCGAGGTAGGGCGCAAAACGCAGAAGGCAAAAAAAGAAACCGAGGATTTTTATAAAGTACAGGAAGAGAAAGCAAAGAAAACAGCGGAGGCGATTAGTAAGTTTGATGATGAAGTAATCGGCAAGGCGATAACCAACGCAAAGCGTAAGGGGTTAACCGACCAGCAATTGCGCGACGCTGAATTGAAAGCCGTTGAAGATGCGATAAAAAGCAGAAACGCGCAGCTTGCGGAGGAGGAAAAATATAGCGCACGTTACATTGAAATATCAAATTATATCATGACGCTGGAAAAGCGTAAGGAGGATTTGATAACCGAGAACATAGTCGCAGCAAATAAAAAGCGCGAGGATTTAGCCAAACAGGCTGCGGAAAAACAAAAGGAAATAATTGCCAAGGCATTAGAAAGCTATGCAGCAATATACAATCAATTTGGGTTTAAAGCGGCGCAAAACTATAGCGATTCATTTGGTAAGAAATTTAAAGCCGAGCCAATTAACCCAAGTGATTTAAAAGGCGCAGGTCTGAAAATGGTCAGCGCTATGGATGAAGTTGCGAAGCAAGTAAACAAAAATCCCATCCAATTAAAAATCGACGTTAAAACCGAATACACGAATTTCATTAAAGATTTAATGCAGATGCGCGACGCAATCGACGCGGCATTTGAGCAGCTAATTGAAAGCACGTTAACTGCCATCGGCGAGGCCATCGGCGGAATGATAGCAGGCGAGCAGGGAGCATTTAGGAATTTCGGAAACGTGGCGCTTAAAGCGGTGGCGGATTTTATGAAGGCATTTGGTGCGGCATTAATTACAACGGCCATAGCTTCGGACGCGTTCCAAAAATTAATATTAGCCAATCCAATTGCGGCAGCGGCAGCGGGTGTTGCATTGGTTGCTGGTTCTGCGGTAATTACAGCGCAGCTTAAGAAAGGTCCCGAGTTCACAGCATTTGCTGATGGTGGTATTGTTTACGGTCCTACATTAGGCCTTATGGGTGAATATCCGGGAGCGCGTAGCAATCCCGAAGTGATTGCACCATTGGACAAATTAAAAGACATGATAGGCGGCGCTGGCAATGAAAGCGGATATATAGCAAGCACGCACATAAGCGGCAGGGATTTAGCGATAGTTTTAAACAGATACAATAACGATTATTCACGCGGATAATGGCAAGGAAATACTACGGAACATTTAAGAGCTTCAATAATACCGATTGGAAGGTAGAGATACACGATGCGCCAACGGGCAGCACAACGGCAGGGACTGAACTAAAACTGGCAGGCGAAGGGTTTACACTTGACCGCGACGGCGAGGGCAGCAAATGGCACGAAAACAGGGTTAAGTCAAGCCGAGTAACTGCGCGGTGGGTTATACCTAACAGCACGGTGTTGGATGCGTTTGTCGCGATTCAAACCGAAGCCGAAACCTACTGGACGATGGTTGTATGGCGCGGCACAGAACTGTGGTTTGTTGGCCGCGTTTTGGCCGACCAATTAAACAGGCTTCGCGAAAGCATCGACGGCAAGCCCGTGATTGAATTAACTGCGGTGGATGGATTGGATTTGTTGGACGGATACAACGTGCAGCCATCGTGGTTTACTTCCGATTTTATCCAGATAAATGTATTGATTAAAGAGTGCTTAGAAGAGTTAAATCTGTCAGCTTACTGGACATACCTCGGTAAAACAGATTACTATTTTTTTGACGCGCAAAGTATGTATGCGGCCGATGCAAGCCGTAAGGGCGTGGACATGTTGCGGCTTAACGTGCGTACATTCTTACAAACTTACGATCCGTTTCAAGATATTAAATGGATTGATTTAACAGGTTTATACGATGAATTAAACATGGTTACATGCAGGCAAGCATTGGAGCAAGTGTGTGAGATATTTAATGTTAGATTTATGCACGCCAACGGCGGCTATTGGATTACTGATGTAACGTCGTATGCAGGTACTACAATCCCATACAGGCGGTATGATAGCAGTATGGTTTATAAGACAACGGGAACCTACAGCCATAGGCAAGCACTTGGAACTTTGCCAGCGCGTCCACAATGGGCGGCTAAACCTAATTTGTATTATCAGCCTGCATCGCGCCAATGTATAATAGACACCGAGAGGTTAAACATAGCGTATACGTCGCGCTACAGGGGTAATGCAAGCATTAACGCTTATGAATTAATTGCGACAGAAATACCCACGGGTTCAACGCCTAATATTGTGCCGTTTAAATTCAAGATATTAGTAAGGTTTGCATACCCTGCAAACTCTACTAAGAACTACGAACAGGCAGAAATTATACATCGAACTTGGCTGGAGGATAGCAGCGGCAATAAAAAGCAATTAGATGCAAACGGCTATTGGGTTAGTACTTCGTTCGTTGACGCTACCAACGAAAAAATAGATATTAAAAATCAGCAAGGTAATTGGATAACTTACAAATTTGAAAAGCAATGCACCACCGCACCGGTAGGATTTGACAAGCTTAGAATTAGTATTGATGAAGTTAACGTAATAGCTCCGATGTTTTCAAAGATTGGGGGATGGCGCACCGGTGGAACAATACGCGACGACGTGGCATTTTGGGGAAGCATTGACGTTGCATTTGCAACAACTTCTGACTACCAGAATCCCGACTATGTGTTTGAAGTTACGGAATTATTCAACGCCAGCGCAGCTAATTTAGCGAACAGCACACAGATTGAGTTGCAGCCGAAGTATTACTACAGCGGAAATAAATACGGCGTAGGGAATATATGGGCTAACGATGGAACGCAATGGGTAATTGCTGACGAATTTTTTGGGGGGTGGGATTCCATAACCAAAGGCACACCAACTAAAATGCTGGGCGTTGGGCTGTCGTCATTGTATGCTGATTTCGTGCCGGTAGTGCGCGGAACTTGGATTGATTCTGGAAGCTTGGATTTAGTGAAGTCATTGTACTTCGATAACTACACATGGGTATTGAATGGGGTTAGCTTTAACCCAAGGCAAGATCAATGGGAAGGCGAATGGTTGGGAGTTGCCCCGGTATACACTAACACTACAACGACAGGCGAGGGCTTGCGAATTGGCAACACGCAAGACGGGATTGTGCGCGACAGATTAAATTTAATTGAAACGCAAGTAAACAATTACCAATCTATGTTAAGCGACATGCCCGATACTATTTTAGGGTATCTAGTAAACGAGGCAGACGGAGCGCCAACGTCCGAGCCAACATTGAACACCCGGTGGGAGGTAATGTTAAAATACACCGAAAGTACGGGTAATATTGATTGGCATTTGCAGGAACATGATGCGAGCGTTACCTATACCAATGGCACGCATACCATAACGAATGGTTACGAGCTGATAATTTGCGATAGTACGGACGGCAACGTAACGGTAAACCTGCCACCAGCGGACGAGAATAAGGGTAAGAAATACTACTTTGTTAAAATCGCCAACCCGCACACGGTTACTATTGACGGCGGTACGTTTAACATAAACGGCAGCACAGCAACTACAATTAATAATTTATACGGAAGTAAGACGGTAATATCCAACGGCACGCAATGGTATATTATCGGAAGCGTGTAAATTGTTAACGTAAGCGCGGCGCTGATTCGCTAATTTTGAAACTATGAGCGCGGCACTATATACGGGCGAAGACATAACTATTGTTATTGATTTAGTCGACGATGAATTTAGCCTTATGGCTGATGTAATTGTCGGCGTATTAATTAACGATATTCTGGTTGTTTCATTCAAAAAAACAGCAGGCACGGTTTACGCTGTTGCTGGCGACGTTAACCAATGCTCGGTAAGATTGACGCGTGCAATTACTAAGACATGGAATCCCGGCACGTTGGCTATGGAAATAACCAAGGTATTTACCGACGGGAATTATCCCAGCGGTAAGCACGTTATTTATAAAGATAACATTGTACAATTTGTAAACGCCGTAACTAAATCATTATAATGGCTGACGTAATTATAACTATACCCGGTGCAACCAATGTAACGGTAGACGATGCGCCAGCTACGTCGGTAGTGGTTATATTCCCAGCTTCAAATTATGTAGTTACCACGGTAATAGATCGCGGCATATTGTTTGGCGTGGAAGGTCCACAAGGTGCAGCGGGTGGCGTGAATACAATTAACGGCCAAAGCGGTAACGTTACTTTGGACACGTCAGAAATTCCAGAGAATCCAAGCGCGTTGTATTTCACGAATACGCGGGTATATACCAAAGTTAAAGCTGCATTAGTTGCAGGGAGTAACGTATCATTTACCTATAATGACACAAACCAAACCATAACAATTGCTGCAAGTGGTAATGTATTAAGCGTTAACGGACAAACGGGGGCAGTTGTATTGGGTACGGACAACATTAACGAGGGAACGAGCAACCTATATTTCACCGCAACACGGGTAAGAGATGCAGTTTTAACGGGATTATCAACCGCAACCAATGCGATTATTTCCGCTACTGATTCAGTATTGAGCGCATTCGGTAAATTACAGGCGCAAATCACCGCCAATTTATCTACATTAAGCGCACACATAAGCGACACAAGCAATCCTCATAGCGTTACTAAGGCACAAGTAGGGTTAGATAACGTTCCAAACGTGGACACTACCAACGCAGGGAATATCTCAAGCGGTACGTTATCGGATAGCAGATTGAGCGCAAACGTAACCACGCAAGGCAACACGTTCAACGGAGCGGACGAATTAGTGCAGTTAGATTCAAGCGGCAAACTTCCTGCGGTGGATGGTAGCAATTTGACAAACTTAAACATACCCCCAAGCACGGGTGGGGATTTATACTTATTTTATAACTATTAAACAATGGCAGCAAATACAAGCCCAATATTCGCACTCGTTCCCGAAACTAAAATAGTAACGGTTACGGCGGCTACAACAGATAGAACAGGAGCGACAACAACTAATTTAGTGGAATTATTAACTGCTGCAACGGACGGCACTAAAATTACACAGATAGGGGCTAAGGTTGCAGGGAGTAATTCTGCTACGAGTGTTTTAATTTTTATTACCAACACAAGCGGAACAAGCCCTAAGTTGTACGATGAAATTGCACTACCTACTATTACTGCAAGTACAACAACAACTTCGCAAAGACAAGTTACGGCATATAGCGACCTACAATTAAAGAGCGGTCAAAAAGTTTTGGTAGGAATTACGGTGGCAGTTACAGACGGGGTAAATATTTTCGCAATTAAAGGGGATTATTAATGCCTGACTTCGGTATTTTTAGGGGATTTAATTCAAAGTTATTTAGCGATAAGTTATTCGCTGGGCAGTTGCCTACGCAGTTGGGGTTGATTGGAAGTTTAGATTTTGAATATTTATTTTTATTAGATGATTATCCAACGGCAGCCGCAGCGTATTCATTGCGCAAATTACGCAGTGCATACACGGGAAGTGCGATTCGTGTTCGTAGGTCAAGCGATAACGATGAACAAAATATAGGATTTGTAAATAATGTATTAGACACTGCATCTTTAACTTCATTCTGTGGTAGTGGCAATGGATTTGTAACTACTTGGTACGACCAATCGGGTAACGCAAGAAATGCAACACAAACAACGGCCTCTAGACAACCGAAAATTTATGATAGTTCAACAGGTTTGATAAATGAAAATGGAAAACCATCTATTAATTTTATTGCGGCAAACTTGTGTAGATTAGATTCATCCGCTAACTGGGATTATACCACAACATTTACAGTAACAAGGTTTTATACAAGACCATCATTTGCTTATATTTATACATCTTATAATACAACTGGCAAACTAATTTCTGATGTGAATGGTTCAGGCTATCGTATTTATTCTAATGCTTTGTTATACGCAAACGTAAATCCATCATTAACTAATCAAGATTTAATATATGGATTATTTAATAGTTTTTCTTCACAAATTAAAGTTGATAATAATTCTGTTGTTACAGGAGATAGTGGAATATTTACCGCAAGTGGAGTCACTATTGGGATTGCGGGTAATAATATAGCCGATTCAGCATTTAATGGAACAATGCAAGAATTGATTTTTTATCCATCAAACCAATCCTCCAATCGTACAGGCATTGAAACCAATATCAACAACTTTTATTCAATTTACTAATGCAAGGCTACAAATACACAACCGAAACCGAAGCAATAACCGCCCGTCAACAATGTGACGCATTTTACGGCATCCCTAAAAGCCCTACCGATGTAACTCAACATTGGATAGATTACAACTTTGCAGAATTGAATGAGCCACAATTTTGGTATATAATATTTGACGAATCACTTACCCCAATATTAGGGCAGCCAACAGAATTTGAAGTAATACAACCTAACCCATTCAATGAAAAACTTTAACGATTCCGCAGCCGATAGTTTAGCCGCAGTTAGCGGTATAAGTGCAGTGGCTCATTTCGCTACCGAAATACAACCTATAATTTCCGCAAGTGCAGGAATAGTTGCGATTGTTTCGGGTTTACTTGCCTCAATTTATTACATAGTGAAGATATGGCAAAGGTTAAGGCATCAGTAAGCACGTTTAAATCCAAGCCAAGGCGCAAGCTTGGCCGTCATAAAAAACATAAGAACAAACATGAATCAAACAAACCATACCAAGGCCAAGGCAAGCGTTAAGGGTTATGCTAAACCAACGCCAGCAAAGTGGCGTAAGATAGGCGACGGCCTGTTGTTGTTATCTACTACAATCGCGGCATTGAATTTACAGCATCCAAGTGTTGCTATTGCCGTGCAAGTGAGTGGGGTGATAGGTAAGTTTTTAACAAACTTCTTCCATGATTCAGACACCGACGCGCATACAAATTGAGGCCGCAATAAAGCGGTTAGGATATAAGTGGTTTGAAAGCGGCGATTATAATGTCAACATTGTAGGGATTCGCAATGCTGCCACAGGTGCCAAGGTTACAAATTTATTTGACGATTGGATTTCGATAAGCTGGAAAGAGAAAGGCAAGTGGTGCTATCAGATTTTTGCAGCCACTACCGAACCCGGTAAGAAAGGAATGCAGGAAGGCAAGGCCAAAGGCGGTGTATTTATTTTAAAGCCCGGCCAATATCGTGGTTCCCATCAGCTTGGTTTGCATCAAGGCAAATACCAAGCATTGCGCCAATGCGGTGCGCTTCGTGGCTATCGCGACGGCGACAGAGATTTGGAGTTCGACTATGTGAACGAGCAGGAAGTTTGGAACGCTGGGGTGAACATCCATAAGGCAGGAACAAATAGCACATACGTTGAAAATTGGAGCGAAGGTTGCCAAGTGTTTAAAGTGGCGCAGGATTTCGACGAGTTTATGGAGGTGATAAATAAAGCGGCCACACTATACGGCGACCGCTTCACCTATACGCTACTACTTAGCAGCGATTTGATTTAATTTAGCCACCGCTTCCGGTGCTTCGTTCACGTCGCTGATTTCTTCAACGGCGTGCATACCCATCATAATTTCAGGCGCGTACAACCTGCCAAAAAAAGCAGCAGCGCGATACATGAGCATAAGCTGCGGCATTGTCTTCCATTTACTGCCCTGCTTAGTCGTCCATCCTTCGGCGGTTGCCATTTCGATGGTGATTAACGGGCCTTCCAAAAGTTCGCCAGTGCTGCGCTCGGTTGCATAAGCTTGGCAAGTTGTTGGGGTATTCTTAAATTTCAATGCGGTGAATCGTCCAGAGCTGTTAAGCGCTGCGATAATAAACGAGCTGCTCCATGACGGGCGGCCGTGAATGATGTGCAAATTCTGCATAACCATCAGCGGACTGGCTCCAATCCTGTGCGCCATTTCCAAGGCAACAAGCGTGTTGGGGATGTTGTTTTGATAATCCTTTGGAATCATGGTAGAACTGGATAGGGCTTTTGCCACGCGCTGGGCGTGTTCAAATGATTGCAAGCTGAAGGTTTCAGCGGTTTCTGTTGTGGTTATTTCGGTTGTCATAAATTTTCTATTTCTTTTTTTACTTCATTCCAATAGTATAACTCTCCATTGCTTAACATAAATGTAGAATTAGTTAACATTATATTAACCATAATCAATGCACATTCTTTTGTTTTGGTTTTGCTTTCTCGATAAGTTAATAACTCATTAAATTTTTCAACTAAATTTTGTGCTTTTTCTTTTGGTGTCATAATTGTTTGTTATATGCTATTAATTGGGCTTTCTGTGTTTATATAAATAGGATTCCCTTCAATATCTGTTTCAATTGCTCTTATAGATAAGAATTTTTTGCCGTTTTTTAAATGTACCCAAGCGGACAATTTTAAAAATTTATCATCAAATTTTATATACCCATAATAATCTGGAGCTTTTTCAAACTTTTTTACAGGAGCTGGATTTAAATGCCCGCTTCCGTCTAATAATTGTGTAAGATACTTTTTTGTTTTCATTGTGTTATCATTTCGTTGACGTCGTCAATATGATTATAAATTTAAATTTAAAGGCATTACTTCGGTTCCGTACTGCGGCCAATCGTTTAACGACATGCAGCGGCGGTATGTTTCAACGTCGGCTTTGTAGGCTTCGCGGCCTGCTTCAATATCGGAATCAGTTAAATAATAAACAGCGCATAGATACGGCGCAGTTTTCTCGATGGCTATTAAAATAAAAGCTTCGGGCATACTACCGGTTGCAGTAACGCCGTCTAAATACATGGCGGCCTGCACATGATATCGGTATTTACGCACGCTGTAAGCGAATCCGCGCGGGCTTGCGTCATCCGTTGTTTTAATGTCAACAATAAAACCCGAATCGGTAAGCTTATCCAATATGCCGCGGTAAGGTTGGCCGTCTATTTCCCAATCCAGCTGCCGCTCCGATTCACCAGCGCAAGTTAGCAAGTGGTTAGCCATTGGGTGACGCATTAAACTGCGGTGCATGGCTTCGATTTGCGCGTCTTGATCGCGTGTTATTATTTCCTTATCAGCATTAGCCTCCGTAAATTCCTGCCATAGTTGTTTCCCTTCCTTGGTTCGGCGGTCTACCATTGGCGCGATGGTGTAACGCTTTCCCCATTCACTTGGTTCCAATGCACGGCAATGAAACGCTTTACCAAACACAAGCGCTGGCGTGGGTTCTGGTTCTATATATTCGCCGCTTAAATACTTCCACCAATATAGGTAGGGGCTGCGGTGGATTAGGTCGAGGCGTGATTTACTTAGGTACTGTAACATAAGTTCTATTATAAAAATCCTTTGCGTCAAGAAAATAATCGGAATCGTTTTTGCCGTAATTAAAAGCATCCTGTAAATGTTCGGCTTCCTGCTGCATTGATTCCTGTATAAATTCAGTTATGTAATGCGTAGCGCCAAGGCGTTCAACAGCATACTCAAACACATAATACATGGGAGTTTTAAGTTTCCCAGCGGATAGCTCACGCTTTAAATGCTCCGCTAAATCGCGCTCGATAAATTTGCCACGCATACGGCCTTCATGCCATACGGTGAACCACCACACGCCATTTATACATGTGCGGCTTAATACTGCTATTTCGGTTTTCATGTTGCAATATTAAAATAAATGTTTTAGATTTGCAACAATATGATTAAGGATTTAAAATTATTAGCAAAACAAAAAGGCCGAACTTTGAGCAGCATCTGCGACGAATTGAGAATATCACGCTCGATTATACACCGCTGGGAAAAGCGCATGCCGCAGTCATTGGTTATATATAATAGATTGAAAGATGCAATTGAGAGATTACCAACAAACCGCCATAACTGATATACGGCAGGCGTTCACGCAGCATAGGCGCGTATTATATCAGCTACCCACGGGCGCAGGTAAGACAATTATATTTTGCGAGATAGCACGGCAGGCCGTAAGCAAGGGTAAGCGCGTGCTTGTTATCGTGCATAGGCAGGAATTATTACGGCAAACAATTGCCAAGGTTTCAGCCGCCTGTATTCCTTGGGGGGCAATCGCTCCGGGATATTCGATGCAGTTAGATTGGCCGTTACAGATTGCGATGGTGCAGACAGCGGCACGTCGAGATATAGGCAGTTACGATTTAATAATATGCGACGAAGCGCATCACGCTGTTGCTGGCAGTTGGCATGCTATAATTGAAACACAACCGAAGGCGTATATATTAGGCGTTTCAGCAACTCCGTGCCGTTTGGATGGCAAAGGATTAAGCGAAGCGTTCGATGTGCTGTTAGAAGGCGTTACAATGCGTGAGTTAATTGAAGCGGGTTATCTATGCGCGCCGAAGGTTTACGCTGCATCGGTGGCCGATGTTTCGGGAGTGCGGAAATTAGGCGGCGATTATAACCGCGGGGAATTGGACGCGGCCATGGACAAACCGAAGATAACAGGCGACGCGGTGGCTGAATATCGTAAGCTTGCGGATGGGAAACCCGCAATTGTGTTTTGCGTTTCTGTTCAACATGCCGAGCGCGTGGCTGATATGTTCAGAGCCGAGGGCTACAGAGCCGAGGCCGTAGACGGCAGCCTGCCAGACGACGAACGGAAGCGCCGCATAAACGGATTAGCAGACGGCAGCGTGCAAGTGTTAACGTCCTGCGATATAGTGAGCGAAGGCACGGATATTCCAGCAGTGGAGTGCGCGATATTATTAAGGCCGACACAATCAGAGGCGCTGTATCTGCAGCAGGTGGGGCGTGCATTGAGGCCTGTACCGGGGAAACAGCACGCTGTTATATTAGATCATGCCGGTAATGTGTTTCGCCATGGGATGCCAACAGCTGCGCGTGAGTGGACATTGGACGGCAGGCCGAAGCAAGCAAAGCAGCAGGCCGTTGAAGCGGTTAGGCAATGTAAGTTGTGCTATGCGGTGCATCAAGCGGCGTATTGTCCTGAGTGCGGAGCGAAAGCGCCAGAGAAACCGCGGAAGGTAAAGCAAGTTGCTGGGCAGTTGGTTCCTATTGAGGATGTGGAACGCGCCAAACATCAGGCGAAAGTTGAAGTTTGGGGGGCTAAGTCGTTGGAAGAACTGAAAGCGATTGCATTTAAACGCGGTTACAAACCCGGCTGGGCTTGGCATAGATGGCAGATGTATCAGCAGCGGGCAAAATAAAAACAGCCCACGGGGATGGGCTGCTTCAATAGCCAACTCAGTCAATTGGCCTGTTTAATCGTTTACGTTTTTTAGAAGAATAATTTAACGACTGCGCAGCAAATTTAATAAAATGGAACGAGGAAAACAACGCAACGAGCCGTTGCCGTCGGTAACGAGCGAAACAAATTTAATGCGCCAAATAATGCTGGCAGTTAGCAAGCTTAAAAACGTGCGAATATTTCGCAACAACACGGGCTTTGACGCTCAAAACAAGGTGCGCTATGGATTAGTTGTGGGCAGCAGCGATTTAATTGGATGGCAGACCGTTACAATCACGCCAGAGATGGTGGGTAAACAGGTGGCCGTATTCGTGGCGCTGGAAGTTAAGACAATTAAAGGCCGCGCAACAGACGAACAGAAAAACTTTGTAAACGTCGTAAACGCCAGCGGCGGCAAGGCTGCAGTAGTTCGGAGCGTATCTGAAAGCATATCTGTATTGTCATAGAAATGTAATTTGTTTTAAAAATAAAACATTGGGTATTGCAATGTTGAATAAATGTGCGTAGGTTTGCTCGCATGTTACCAATCGAATTTTTACTACTCTACCCAATCAGCCTACCCGTTGCGTTTTTAATGCACAAGGCATGGAACAAATTAACCGAGGCAAAGCCTTACGATTACTCAAACCAACCCGACGAGCTGCCAAAGTGGACACCGCAGAATCCTGTGGCCAAACACGCAAGCAAAGAGTTGAGAAAAATGTACAGAGGGGGGCAGTTATGAGCAACAATAAACAAACTATGAAACTATACACAGAAGAAGAAGTATATAAAGCAATGATGATACGAGAAAATCAAAGAATTGGCTTTACAACAATAATGATAGAACATCTAACCCCAATCGAACTACCAAGTGATGAGGAGATAGGAAAGGAATTTAAGCATAGTAGTGAAAATTGGGAAGTTAGACAAGCACTTGAAGTAGGTGCAAAATGGATGCGTGATAAAATAGGAGGTAACAATGAGCAATAAACAAAGTAGCGTAGAGTGGTTAGTTGAACAACTATTTGAAAGTGGAGTAGATACAACAAGGTTTATTCCACAAATCCAACAAGCCAAAGCAATGCACAAGGAGGAGATTGAAGAAGCGTTTGCAAATGGTGTTTATGATGAATATGAATACCACATCAACAATGAGCCAAGAAAAAACACAGAACAATACTACAGCGAAACATTCGGAGGTAACAATGAGAATTGAACTCGTAGATTACGAACACACTTGCGCTGATGGTTGTTGCACAACATACGGATATGACGTGTATGTTAATGGTGAAAAAATTGGAAGCACCAACGGTTATGATGCCACAGACTTAGTAGAAGTTTTAAACCAAACATTTGGAGGTAACAATGATAATACACTACGACGGGGAACCGATAATAATTAACGAGCCAGAGCCGCTGCATTTAAATTTAAAACACCAAGCCAAGGTGGAAGCAATACTAATACTTCGCGAGGATTTCGCCCTAACTTGGAGCGCGATAGCCGAACGCATGGGAATGAGCGAGGGAGCAATCAGACATTTATTAAACCAAATATGACTATCCAAATAGTTGCGACCTATTTTATAGGAGCTGCCACCGCTTCAATCGTTGCGGTAATTGTTAACCAACGTTTAGTTGACGCCTTAAAAAAGAAAAAAGCCGAGCTGCGCCACATGGTGCGGCAAGCACATGAGCAGGATATTAAAATCCATGAGGCCGTAACGCAGTTGGCTTTGATGAAAGACCGTTATATAACGCTTTCAAGCGACTACGACACCGTACACAACAACCGGAAGCACGACGCTCAAGCGTTGGCAATTTTACAGGAAGATTTTGAGCGATTGAAATTTGAATTTAAAGAGGCCGACGATTTTAGAACCAAGATAAGATTAGCTAAAAAGAAATACATGGAAAGGAAGCGCAATGCTAACTAAGAGAGTTATAGCCAGTTTGGCTGCCGTGTATCTGGCATTTGCGTTTATATTCGGAAATATAAATTCGCAGCAATGGAGCGAGGAAGGGCGATTTGCATGCGTGCTGCTATTTTGCGCAGCATTCCTAATTGTTATAATAACGAACAATGATAGTTCTAAGCGATAACGGCGACCGCATCGACGTCATGGTCAACGACCAATGGTTTGCCAGCTTTAAAGATTGGCCGCAAGCCATACACTACCAGCACTATCTTAAACACGGCGGTTTGGGGACTGAATTGGACAGATTGGGGCAAATTGTTTCCAATATCTATGGCCATAGCCCAGAGCGTTTAAAATCAAAATCTAAGCTTTCCGATTTATGCGAGGCGCGTGTAGTGTTTTCATTGATTGCGCGTTACGATTTGGAAAAAACGTTTAAAACCATTGGCGCTTGGATGAAGCGCGACCATTCAACGATTATGCACCATTTTAAAACATACCACGATTGGCTTGCAATGCCGAATTATTACGGGAAGCAGCTTGAGAGATACGAGGCGTGTTTGAAAGTTTGGAAGGGGGGGAAATAGTGTGACCATGTGACCATTGACATACCCCCCTTATTTCTTATATACTATTATTTAGTTTAGGGGGGGGTGCCAAAAAACGGGTTTCAAAGGTCACAAAGGTCGCGAGGCTTGATTTTACTGGTGTTCAATGGTCACGCCAAAGGTCACGCATGGTTGCATTATGTTCACAAATCAATCTCTCTCTATTATCTTCGTAGAAAAAAAAAAAAAAAATTATAGTAAAATAAATAGGGATTCAGAGGTTATATTTGTGACGTTAACTGGAGCGTAGGAGGTTCCGAAAGTTAAAAGATATTGCCCTGTTGGATTTGTGTGCGCTCCTACCGCCGCAAATCTGATGGGGTTTTTTTATTTATGACAAAAAAAGAAAAATTAAGAGCAGTAAACAGATTCCGCGAAGCTCTAAACGGAAACAATCAAAGCAAAATGTATGAGTATTATTTGTTCTATGATGTTGACATGCTAAGAATGTTGACCAATTTGGAGGTTGAACTATGGAAACAAGGTTATCATATCAAAGAAAAAATATCTGAATTGATTACTAATTCAAATTTATTGAAATTAAATAATGATTTTTTGATAGAAAGATATAGGCTCACAAAAGAGTTAGATTCAATAATAGACAGCGTCGAAAATGAAAACGACTAAAATATCCGTATTCGCTGGCGTGCTTGGAACGACAAAAGCCTTCGACCTGACATTGGAAGAGGTTGCAGAACGTCTTAAAACGTCATATAAGGCCGATATAGAGCATATTAGGACGCTTCCGAAGGTTGAGTACGACGAAGCGAAGAAAAAGCTTCACGCGGTCTTATTTGGAGGCATAGCGGTAAATAGAAACGATAACGACATACAGGAAGCCAGCGGGCTAATGATTACCGACTACGACCATTTACCCGAAGAGGATTATAAACGCATTTGGGATAAACTGAAAAATGATAGCCACACGGTATTGATGTTTCGCAGCCCATCAGGTGACGGAATTAAAGCCGTTGTAAGTATTCCAAAATCGAGTAAGGACGACTACCGCAAGAGATTTAAAGCATACGGCGATTATATAGACGAGCCGATGTTTTTTGATGTGAAAAATAGCAATATTAGCCGTTTGTGTTTTGTTTCGTACGATCCTGATTTATTCACCAATTATAACGCGCAGCCATTTACAGAAATTAACGAGCTGGAGCCATACAAACGAGCAGAACGCGCTGCCATAATTCCGATAACCGACGAAGATAGGTTGATTGATATTGCTTTGAAATGGTTGAATAAAAACCACCCATACGGAAAGGGTAACCGTAATAATTCAGTATTTCAGTTTGGCGGCGTTTGTTGCCGGATAGGTGTGAGCAAAGAAACATGTGAATACATAGCAACGACGCATTTGATAAACGACGATTTTGACCATAGCGAGGCAGCAGCTGCAATTCGTTCGGCATATCGAAGTAATGTGTTTAGCGAAGAGTTTTTTGAGGATGACCGGAAGCGTAAACAGATTGAAAACGCCATTCGTTCAAAAATACCAGCGCAGGAAATACAGCAGCGTTTTAGCGTTAATGACGAAGTGATAGCCGAAATTATGGGCAACACTACAAACGACATATTCTGGTCAATTGATGGGAAGGGTAAAATATCAATAGACAGCCTAAAGTTTAAGAATTTCCTTGAAGATTCAGGATTTTTTAAATATTTCCCTGAAGGCGCTTTGATTCCAACATTTGTGAAGGTCAAATCAAATATTCTGTCATTCAGTTCGGCGGCGTTAATTAAAGAGTACATTCTGGAATATCTGGAAGAAAAAGAACCGTCTGTATTCAATTATTGCACCAAAAACAGCGCATTGTTTACCGACCAGTTTTTAACGCTGCTAAAATCGATTGATGTTAAAATTTTACAGGACACCAAAGACACCGCGTTTATTCCATTTCTGAATGGGGTTTTAAAGGTTGACAAAGACAATACCAAGTTAATCAGCTACATTGATATTAATGGCTTTATTTGGGAGCGGCAAATTATACAGCGCAACTGGAAGCAAACCGAGGTTATTGATAACGATTTTGCCGATTTGTGCTTGAAAGTCAGTGATAGTTACGAGGTGAGAATGCAAGCTCTAAGCACGGCGCTTGGTTATTTAATCCATAGTTACAAGGATAAGACACACCAAAAAGCCATAATTTTCAACGATCAGGAAATTGACGACAACCCAAACGGCGGAAGCGGTAAGTCGATAATGATTAACGCATTGAAAGCTTTTAAAAACGTGGTTGTTATTGACGGCAAAAAATACGACAATAAGGGCGATTTTGTTTACCAGCGAGTTAGTATTGATAGCCAAGTGTTAGCTTTTGATGACGTTCGCAGGAATTTTAATTTTGAGGATTTATTCCCATTGATTACCGAGGGAGTGACGGTTAACAGAAAAAATAAAGACGAAATATTTATCCCATTTGAGCGCAGCCCAAAGATATTGATTACTACTAACTACGTCATAAAAGGCACAGGGCATAGCCATGAGCGTAGGCGGCACGAAATAGAGTTTTACCAATATTTCAACGCAAAGCGCACCCCTATTATGGAGTACGGTAAGTTGTTGTTTGACGATTGGAGCGCAGACGATTGGAACCGATTTGATAACTTCATGGTGTTTAACCTACAGAATTATTTAAGCTATGGGTTAATAAGCGCACCGCTTGAGAATGCCAGCCGTAAGCGTTATATACAGGAAACGTGCAGCGAGTTCGTGGAGTTTATAGAAGATTACCACTTTGACACCTATTCGCCGATATACTATAAAACTTTATTGGCTGCATTTGTGGAATCAAATAAGGAGTTTAGCAAGCTGACAGCTAAGAAATGGGGAACTTGGATGAAAATATTTATTGAGAATGATGGGCGTGACTGGCACGTTGAGAAAGACCGAGGCGGTCACTACATAAAATTATTAACAAATTAGGTTCTATATTTGCAACATGCCAACCATTAACAAGAGAACTACCAAGCCTAAAGGCGAGCATCAAGGCCGCCGATTCTATCATGCAGGTTACCAGACGCAAGAATGGCGTGCGATACGTCGGCAAGTTTTGCAGCATGAGCCGTTGTGCCGTGACTGCAAAGCCAAAGGAATTGTTAAGGTTGCCAACGTCATAGACCATATCAAACCAGTTCGCTTAGGTGGTGAGTTTTGGGAAACAACTAACATGCAGCCGTTATGTACGTCGTGCCATAATAGCAAGTCGGCTTACGAATCGAAAGGTATTAACCCGGTAGGGGGTAAATTTTCTACAGAGGTGGACGGCAAAAC